ATTAAACAATGGTCACAATTAGTTACGTTTAGTTTGGCGTCCTAGAAGCCAGTACAACTAGTTACTCTGATCATCCAGAGCTCAATCTAGTGAGACGATACTAGAACCGGTCTTGGATAAAAGACTCTAACTAGGAGATAGCCTAGTAGCAGTCCTGCCGTGATGGGCCATGACAAGGTAGTCATGTAAAACAAACCTAATCTTTGATGGTAGAGGTGTGAGCCCTCTCGCTTTCATTTGCGTTAAAATGATGACGTTAGCAAAGACTAAAAGCTGATAGTTACAAAGCAGGCTACTATTTTCTGAAGTTAAGGAAAGGAGGTTACTGAGTGAGAGTAGTAAAGAATTCTGAACTTCAGAAGGCTATGAATTCGGCTCAAAAAACACGTCTTCACCGGTTTCGCAAAGACCTTCGTTCCGATAGGACAAAGGTCATCTTTGATGATCGGCTTGTAGACTGTGTGAGACCTTATTTATACTCTGAGAGTGAATTCGATAAGACGCTAGAATATCTTAATGATGTTACTGACCCTTTAGGATTCGTATATTCTAGGAGTTTAAAAAGGTGGGATGAGTTAAAACTGGCCCTCTTAAAGTTTGAGGAAAAGGATTATAGTCCTTTCACATGGAACCAGAACTATCAGAAGTCGCTAGAACAGCTTAAGCAGATATTCTCAAAGTGGAAGCTGAAATCTTTGTCTTATAATTCTGACGACGATATAAGACAAGCGTTACCTAAAGTGAATACCCATAGCGGCTATACTTATCTAATTACGGGTAAGAAATGTAAAGGGGATAATATGGAGCGCATACTGTCTAAATATTTAAGAGAGGAGGCACAAGCTAAAAGTCAAGGGAGTTTTAATAAGCCGATTCTTCCCGCAACTAGAACCCAAGGTAGCGGGGCTTTTGATGAATCTGGTAAATTTACAAACACATGTAAGCATAAAACTCGTCTTGTATCAATGGTAGACTTGATGCAGATAATAGGTGAACTTAAGTTCGCTAAACCTCTGCAAAATAAGTTTGCTAGTTTTGAGTGGTATGCTGGTGGGTATAATCTTGACCAAATTAGATCCATTATTAATGCTAGAAGAGCTGATTATCAGTATTGGATGTCTTTAGATTATTCAAACTTTGATGCTTCTGTATCAAGTTGGCTGATAAAAGACGCTTTTAGCTGTTTACGTGTTGCTTTTGTTAGCCTTGATGAAGATTTGTGGAACATCATTATTGATGATTTCATTCATAAGAATTTCATTGTTCCAATGGACTTAAAGAATGGTATAATTCATAGTGATAGGGGTGTTCCCAGTGGGTCAATGTTCACTCAAATCATTGACACGGTAGTGAATTGGATAATTATATTAACATATCTGAATTCGAAGAAAATCGATGGTAAGATGATTGTAATGGGGGATGATAATCTATTATTTTCAAAAACTGCTATCGACAGGGAGGATGTGGCAACCTATATTTCAAAGAATTTTGGTATGGTAGTATCAAGCACTAAAACTCTACTTGGTCGCTCATCTCAGAGTCCGGTCTTTTTATCAATGAGATGGGATTATGATGGAACATGGCGTCATCCCAATGAATTGATCGCAAGAATGGCATATCCTGAAAGATTTCGACCTTATGAT